CTGCCGCAAATACAATAGCCAGTCAGATTGAAACGATTGTCCACAGCCATGAGCCGGGTGTGGAGGTTCAGGAAGAAACAATTATCCCCGTTACAAAGAGTTATTTGTTAAAGGGCTTGGACTGTCCAAACTGCTCCGCAAAAATTGAAAAAGAAGTCGGAGAATTGGATGGAGTACAATCCTCAGTTGTAAATTTGATGAAGCAGACGCTGACAATCAATGTTGCTCCAGCTGCCGCAAATACAATAGCCAGTCAGATTGAAACGATTGTCCACAGCCATGAGCCAGATGTAGAAGTTTCCGAAATTGCACAGGAATACTATATACCTGCAAAAAAACAGGATACCAATACATCCTATAACAATGAGGACAAGAAGTTGACGATTCGTTTAGCGATTGGCGCAGCAATCTATGGTATTGGTATGGCATTGACAGTTTTTGCGAAAGTGCCACTGCCTGTCGAGTTAGTTTTTCTCATTGTCTCCTATATTATTCTTGGCGGGGATGTTGTATGGCAAGCTGTGAGGAATATTTCAAAGGGACGTGTGTTTGATGAACATTTCCTGATGAGCGTTTCTACGATTGGTGCTTTTGTCATTGGTGAATATCCGGAAGCAGTTGCTGTTATGCTGTTCTATCAAGTTGGTGAATTTTTCCAGTCATTGGCTGTTGAGCGTTCCAGAAAATCTATATCAGATTTAATGGATATACGTCCGGATTGTGCTACAGTCAGAAGGAACGGAGAATTGATTACCATATCTCCTGAAAGTGTTGCCATTGGCGAGATTATTATTGTAAAGCCTGGTGAAAAAATCCCATTAGACGGTGTGGTATTGGATGGAGATTCTATGCTGGATACGAGGGCTTTAACTGGAGAATCGGTTCCGAGAAGCGTTCATAAAGGAGACGAAGCACTTTCCGGTTGTATGAATCAGACGGGTGTTTTAACGATTAAGACAACGAAAGCATTTGGTGAATCTACTGCTTCAAAGATTATTGATCTTGTGGAGAATGCGTCCAGTAGAAAAGCACCAACAGAAAATTTCATTACTACATTTGCACGTTATTACACTCCTGTTGTTGTAATCTTAGCAGCTATTCTGGCAATTCTGCCACCGATCCTTCTTGGTGGAGGTTGGACAGAGTGGATTCGCAGAGGATTTGTTTTCCTTGTGGTATCTTGCCCATGTGCATTGGTCATTTCAATCCCGCTGACTTTCTTCGGAGGTATTGGTGCGGCATCTAAACGAGGTGTTCTTGTAAAAGGAAGTAATTATTTAGAGGCGCTTAATAATGTCAGCATTATTGTGTTCGATAAAACTGGAACACTTACAAAGGGTGTTTTCAATGTGACTGATATTCTGCCTGCAAATGGATTTTCAAAAGAACAGGTTCTGGAGTATGCGGTCCAGGCAGAGAGCTTTTCTAACCATCCTATTGCAAAATCCATTCTCTCTGCTTATGGAAAAGAAATTGACCAATCAGTTATCTCTGATTACAAGGAAATTTCCGGATATGGAATCAGTGCCATGGCAGGAAAGAAGAAAGTTTATGCTGGCAATACGAAACTTATGGATTCAGAGCATGTGGAGTATACAGCCTGTGAAAAAGTTGGTACAAAGGTTTATGTAGCAGTAGATGGTCAATATGCTGGATGCATTTTGATAACAGATGAAGTAAAGCCGGACAGCAAAAAAGCAATTTCTGATTTGAAACATATCGGTGTGGAAAAAACAGTCATGCTTACTGGTGATGATGAAAAAATCGGAAAGGCTGTTGCGGAAGAATTGCAGTTGGATGAATATTATGCACAACTGTTTCCTGATCAAAAAGTGGAAAAGGTTGAGCTTTTAGACAGTAAAAAGAGACCGGGAAGCAAATTGGCTTTTGTTGGTGATGGTATCAATGACGCTCCTGTCCTTGCTCGTGCGGATGTTGGTATCGCAATGGGTGGTCTTGGTTCAGATGCGGCCATTGAAGCTGCGGATGTGGTTCTGATGACAGATGAACCATCTAAGCTGGTGGATGCGATTGATGTGGCAAAAGCGACAAAGCAAATTGTCATGCAGAATATAGTGATTGCCCTTGGAATTAAGAGTGTGTTCCTGATCCTTGGTGCTCTGGGTATAGCTGGAATGTGGGAAGCTGTATTTGGTGATGTAGGCGTTACCATAATTGCCGTCTTGAACGCAATGAGGATTTTGAAAAAATAAGAAACGAGGTGGCAATGTGAAACGGAAATTGATTCTGTTAGCAGTTATAATTGTTTTTCTTGCAGGTTTCGGTGCACTTTTGCATTCACCGCCTTCTATGATTGATGCAGTCACAGGAGCAACACCGAAGTCAAAAAAGGCGGCTCAAGCCTCCGCACAGTTGGAAGGCTCTTATGTTCTCGGTATTAATATGATGTCAGATGGTCTCGACAACGAGAACACCCGGAATAAATTAAAAGAATTGGCACTGGACGATTCGGAAACAAATGAAACAGATCTCATGAAAACGGACATTAGTTTTCGGTTATATGTATCTGAGACGGATTATCCGCTTGTCAGTTATGCTAAGAAACTCTGTGACAGGTTGAAACAGGCCGGCTTTTTCGTAGATCTGAAAGAGTACAGTAACACAATGATGCTATCAAGAGTGGTAAGTGGAAAGTATGATGTATTCCTGGCATCGGATGATTTTATTGACGTTACAACGCTAACACAGATGGACTATATGATCATGGACAGCGAAGAAATGAGGTGAGCGGGAATTTATGAGAAAATGGAATACGATTTTGTCTGTTTTAATGCTTCTCATTTTTATGATTCATGGAATCATGGGCAGCTTTATGCTGAACGGAGTTGGAAGTAGTGCAGGGAAACTTCTTGCATGGATTGGTGTTGGTATTCTTGTTGTGCATACGGTGATTGGTGTCATCCTGACAGTTCAGAGTTTACAGACAGCGAAGCAATCAGGAAAGATGTATCTGAAACAGAACGCCATATTTTGGGCGAGACGAGCCAGTGGGATGGCAATACTGATTCTGCTGTTATTCCATATTGGCTTGTTTGGAAAGGTGCAGAATGGGACATATATTTTGTTCCCTTTTACAACGGTAAAGATGGTAACTCAGCTTTTGTTCGTAGCGGCAATCTTTGTTCATATTTTTATCAATATACGCCCATTGCTCGTATCACTAGGAATCATTAGTTATAAAGAACGAAGGAGCGATATTTATTTGATCCTTTCGGTGCTTCTTCTTTTTATAGCGGGAGCGGTTATTTTATATTATATTGGGTGGCAATATCTATGAGTAAGACAATTATTATTATAGGTGCTGGATTGGCAGGACTTTCAGCGGCTTTGCAGGCAGCGGAAAATGGATGCAATGTAAAACTGGTTTCCTCCCTTCCGTCAGAGCGGGCACAGTCTGTTATGGCGGAGGGCGGTATCAACGCAGCTTTGAATACAAAAGATGAAAACGACAGTCCCGAAGAACATTTTACAGATACAATAAAGGCAGCATGTGGTCTGGCAGATCCAAATGCAGTTTGGGGAATGACACAGGCAGCACCGGAGCTGGTGCACTGGTTGCTAAAACTTGGAGTTAAATTTAACATGAGTGGCTATGATGATGTGGATCTGCGGAATTTTGGCGGGCAGAAAAAGAAACGGACTGCTTTTGCACAGAGCGATACCGGGAAGCAGATCATGACAGCTATGATAGACGCTGTTCGCAGGAAAGAAGCATCTGGTATGGTAGAACGGTTCAGCCATCATTCTTTCCTAACACTTCGTCTGTGTGGCAATATTTGTTGTGGCTGCGTAATCAGGGATGAATACAGTCAGGAGACTGTGGAATTACCGGGGGATGCGGTTATTGTTGCCACCGGTGGTATGCACGGATTGTTTGGAAATACAACGGGTTCGCTGAGCAATACAGGAGAAGTCACCGCAGAATTGTTCCGGCTTGGTGTTCCTCTGGCAAATGGCGAGATGATCCAGTACCATCCGACAACTGTGAAATGTGGTGGAAAACGCATGCTCATCAGCGAGGCGGCCAGAGGGGAAGGTGGCAGGTTGTTTGCCATGAAAGATGGAAAACAATGGTATTTCATGGAGGAAAAATACCCGGAGCTTGGAAATCTGATGCCACGAGATATTACCGCCAGAGAGATATGGAAGGTCAGCCATGAATCAGAGGTATTTCTTGACATGATGGAAATATCGGAGGAGATTATTTCAAATAAGCTATCTGGTCTGGCAGACGATTGTATGACCTATCTGCATAAAGATATACGAAAGGAACCGGTGTCTGTTTTACCGGGAATTCACTATTTTATGGGAGGCATTCTGGTGGATGAGCAGCACAGAACGCCGATTCAGAATCTTTACGCTGCCGGAGAATGCTGTGCCCAATATCATGGTGCCAACCGTCTTGGTGGAAATTCTCTGTTAGGAGCGTTATACGGAGGACGTGTTGCGGCAAAATCAGCATGTGAACAGGCAGATGTAGTAGATCTATCTTGTGCGACACAGATAGATTTTCCACCAACGTCTCAAATTTCAGAAATAAAGCAATTAAACAAAGTGATGCAGGATACTATGGGCGTTGTCAGAAATGAGAATACGTTGTTAAATGGGATTCAAACGGTACAAGCGCTGACAGGAAATCTTCCATTGCTTGGCATGGCAGTTCTAAAGAGTGCTCTTGCAAGAAAAGAAAGCCGTGGTGCACACTGGCGGGAGGATTATCCGAAGAGCAATGACGATGATTACCTTAAAACAACGGTAGCCAGATTTGATGGAAAGCAGATACAGATTTCCTTTGTACCTGTTCCAGAAAGGCGGTGATTCACTTGGTATATAAAATAAGAATCAGGCGGCAGGAGAGTCAGAAATCAGACAGTTATTGGCAGGAATTTGAGTTTGACGGAAGCAAAAACAGCTCTGTTGCCAATGTTCTAAAGGAATTGAACAGTAGAACACCTTTGAAAGATAATTCAGGGAATATAGTTACTCCCATCAACTGGGAATGTAGCTGTATGGTGCGAAAATGTGGGGCTTGCGCCATGCTGATTAACGAACGTCCGAGGCTGGCATGCTCTACATTTCTACATACGTTAAAAGGTTCTACAATCACCTTGGAACCTTTAAGCAAATTTCCGCTTGTAAGAGATTTGATCGTTGACCGGTCAATTCTGTTTGAAAATTTGAAAAAACTGAACCTTTGGCTTGAAAGTGAAGCTTATATGAATCCGTGGACACATGAACCGAGATACCAGTCGGCACGCTGTCTGATGTGTGGCTGCTGCCTTGAAGTGTGTCCTAACTTCTCTGCAAATGGGACTTTCGCAGGCGCTGTTGCTGCAGTCAACGCATTTCGGATTCTGAATGAAGAACAGGAAATAAGCCATCGGAATGAGGTTTCAACTCAATATAAGGAAAATTATTTTGAGGGATGCGGGAAATCATTAGCTTGCCATAACATTTGCCCGATTGGTCTGCCTGTCGAAGAATTGATCGTGAGGTCAAATTCGGTAGCTATTTGGGGAAGACAGTGAGTATCAAAACGCTGATTAAAAAAACATGATTAACCTACATCTATGGTTTTACCAAAAATAGAGACATATCCTTTGTTTCGGTGTGGTAGCGGTTTTATTATGGACTGGATTCCGTCAAGGATGAATTTGATGCTTCCCCGAGAGAGTATATCCAGTCGGAAGAATATGTCTCAGCAAAGCAGCAGAAGAGATATTGATCAAATTATGTCAATGTCTCTTTTTTTATGGAAGAAACAGGCTGATCAGAAATATGCAAAAGAGTAGCCTATTTTAATTATTTAACGAAAGGCGAACAGGGGTGTTCACAAGGGTGTGCACCGTTAAATTGTATCAATTTCGTAGTCGCAACGAAACCTTGCTGTTGTGGATATTACATGAATATATTTTGCGCTAGAATAATTATTGGGTATATGTTAAAATATAAAGAACATATATTCGAGCGTTTATCAAGGTGGTGTATAGCATTGACAAAGTCAGAGAAACTACGAAAAATTCAGGAAATATTGGAATTAAAGAATCCACAAGAGAATCTGTATGCAGATCTGTTAAAGACAATAGGAGATTTGAAAACAAATTATGGGGATTACATGATTACGGAGCCGATTGACTGTAATGAGGAACTGAAACGTGTTCCGGGAGCGGATTATGAACTTTGTACGGCGTTGCTGACAATGCTGCTGAGAGAAGATCATTTTTTCAATGGTTCTTTTGAACGGAGATTTGCTGACGGGCAGGTGCTTCCTGTTCTGGTGAGGATGAAGGATGTTTTGAGTGCAGGAGTGTGATTTTATGAAAGTCGGGGATACTGCATATATTGTGGAATCAAACAGGTATGTGAGAGAAGTGGAGATCCGCAGGTGTTCCGGCGGGATATTCCTGGTACGTTTTACAGATACGGGCGGCGGAATACAGGTGAAGGCTCACAGGCTGTTTGCAACGAGGGAAGAAGCTGAAAAGAGTATTGAGAAGGCACCAGAGACAAAGAGGGTGCGTGGGAATCCGTATGACCGATGGTATTGAACGGATGATAAAGTAAATAAATGATCAGGGGAAACCTGTTGCTGTTTGCGGAGAAATCTGTGGATGGCAGCGGGTTTATTTTTTTGTCCGGAAAGTCAAAAAATCAGGGACCAGGACTCCTTGGAACAGTAGGAGGTGGTTTTTGGCTATGGGAAAAATTGAACTGATCGATACCGGCAGACTGACGGAGAAACAGGCCAGGCTAAACATGGAAAAGTGTGCAGAGTTTCTGGCAAGAATGATCCAGAAGTACGGGGATGTGGTTCTGGGGGAGATTGAGGAGAGAAATGCACAGCTGCAGGGGAAGTGATCGAGTGTGCCGGTGGTCTTTTGGGGCTGCCGGTCTTTTTGCGCTATGGAAACCGCATAGGAGAAGGTGGATTTTGGGGCAGTTTTTTTGGTCGTTCTGCGAGTTGGCACAGACTGGTGATTCCGATATATTTTATGTACGGCAACCGTATGACGGTGGGCAACCGAAATGAGGTGAAGATTTGAGAAAGAAATGTTACATATATACCCGTGTTTCTACAGCGGCTCAGACAGAGGGATACAGTCTGGAAGCACAGACAGAGCGGCTTCGGAAGTATGCGGACTATAAAGAAATGGAAGTGGTCAGGGAATACTGTGATGCAGGCAGATCTGGAATGAGCATCAAGGGCAGACCGGCTTTTATGGAAATGATGGATGACATTTCCTGTGAGAAAGATGAGATCTCCTGTGTGCTGGTGTTTAAGTTATCCCGCTTTGGAAGAAATGCGGCAGATATTTTGAAGTCTGTGCAGCTGTTGATGGATTTTGATGTGGATCTGGTCTGTGTTGAGGATGCCATTGACAGTTCCACGCAGGGCGGACGTCTGACACTTGCTATCCTGTCGGCTGTGGCAGAAATGGAGCATGAGAATATTACAGTCCAGTTCACGACGGCGAGGATGCAGAAGCTGATGAATGGGGGATGGCCGGGCGGCGGCGTGCCGTATGGATATGTGAGTGTGAATAAGGAACTGGTGGTGGTTCCTGAGGCGGCGGATCTGGTGAGGATGATTTATCAGAAGTATCTGGAACCGGATATGATGCTGAATACGGTTGTGGGCTGGATGAATGAGAATGGTTATAAGCGTGTGGTGAAGGGAGAGGATAAGGTTATCACTTCGGATTTTGTTTCTTCGGTGCTGGGAAATCCTATTTATTATGGGATGATCGTATATAACAGGCGGACAAATTCTGAGGAGATTAAGAAAAATCCCAAAGAGATCATTTCCGTCAGGGGAAAGCATGAGGCAATTATTTCGGAAGATGTCTGGATGCGGGTGCAGGAGAAGCGGAAGAGGCTGAGAAGGCCGCAGAAAAAGGTGGATGATCCGGAGAGAATCAGTATTCTGTCTGGTTTGGTGAAGTGTCCAGTGTGCGGAACTGGAATGATTACAAAAAAGAATAAACGAAAGAACAATAATCATGGGGCTATTATAAGATTGTTTATTCTTATGGATGCCGGAATTATCGTAAGAGTGCAGGGCGTGTCTGTAATTGTAGCTGGACGTACAATCAGAAAAAACTGGACGGAGCTGTGATGGAAATTGTTGGAAAGGTGACAGAGACGCGGGAGTTCCGTCAGACGGTTATGAATACGGTTGGTGACAGGAGTTCATTGGATGCTTGTGAAGCGGATCTGAAAAGAACCAGAAAAGAACTGCACAGTCAGGAGCATCTGAAATATAAGCTGGGGGCGGAACTGGATAATCTGGATGTTCTTGCAGAAGATTATGATGATGAATACGAGGCTGTTCAGTCAGAGATTGATGAGGTTTATGACAGAATCGAGATTCTGGAGAAAAGGATCCGGAAGCTGAAAAAGCGGATGGAGGCTTTGAAGAAAGGCGTTCGTTCTTCTGATAATATACAGAAGATTCTTGATGACTTTGACCTGCTGTTTGAGAGAATGAACTGCAAGGAACGCAGGGAGCTGTGCAGGCAGTTCATTGAAAGAATTGATGTCTTCCAGGAAGAAAGGGAAGACGGCAGGATTTTGAAAAGGATTGTGTTTCGTTTTCCGGTTTATTATGAGGAGGAAGGAAAAAGGGCAGAGAATGATGAACCGGATGAAGTGGTGACATTTGAAGTAGACTGTACAGAGCATCGGGTGACTGCTTCTGAGGCAAAAGCAACCTATGCGGAGATCAGGGCATATGTGAAAGGAAAGTATGGAATGAATGTTTCTTCCTTATATATTGCGCAGGTAAAACGGAAGTATGGTCTGGATGTGGGAAAGGCTTATAACAAGCCGGCTAAAAATAAGAATCATGTGCCGGTCTGTCCGGTGGAAAAGGAAGTGTTAATTCTGGATGCCTTGAAGCATTTCCGGATGCTGGATGAGGATGTGGAGTACAGGAAGGAGAGTGCAGTGTGAAAAAGAAATGTTATATTTATATCCGTGTTTCTACGACAATGCAGGTGGACGGCTACAGTCTGGAGGCACAGAAAGAAAGGCTGATGAAGTTTGCGGAGTTCCAAGAAATGGAAGTGGGCAGGGAATACTGTGATGCTGGTAAATCCGGAAAGAGTATTACGGGCAGACCGGAGTTTCAGAGGATGCTGCAGGATGTGTCCGAGGAACGTGACGGAGTGGCATTTATTCTGGTGTTTAAGCTGTCACGTTTTGGAAGGAATGCAGCAGATGTTTTAAACTCCCTGCAGTTTATCCAGGATTATGGAGTGAATCTGATCTGTGTGGAAGACGGGATTGATTCTTCTAAGGATTCCGGCAAGCTGACCATCACGGTGCTGTCGGCAGTGGCTGAGATTGAAAGGGAGAATATTCTGGTCCAGACAATGGAAGGAAGAAAGCAGAAGGCCAGAGAGGGAAAATGGAATGGCGGACAGGCTCCTTTCGGATATGATCTGGATTCCAAGAATAGCACTCTGGTGGTGAATGAGGAAGAAGCGGAGATTGTGCGGATTATTTATGACAAGTTTGGGCATACGGATATGGGGGCAGATGCTATCTGTAATTATCTGAACCAGAGAGGTTATACGAAGAAAAAGGTCAGGGGGCATGAGCTGAACTATTTTGCCAGAGGACTGATCATGAAGATTTTGGATAATCCGGTTTATACTGGGAAGATTGCTTACGGGAAGAATGTTATGGAGAAGGTGAAGGGAACGAGGGATGAATACCGGCGTGTGAAGACTGATGATTACCTGCTGGCAGATGGACTGCATGAGGCGATTGTGGATGAAGAGACGTGGGAGGCGGCGAGAGAGAAAAGGAAGAGGACGGGGGTTAAGTGGAATAAGACACATAGCCTTGAGCATGAACATATTTTGTCGGGGCTTTTGAAGTGTCCGGTGTGTGGTGCTGGAATGGCAGGGACGGTGAGGAGAAGGAAGAATAAGAAATCTGGTGAATATAAGGATGATTTCTATTACAGATGCCAGCACAGGAGAAAGATTGATGAAGAACATTTCTGTGATTTTAAGCCATCATTGAATCAAAATGAGATCAATGCAGAGGTGGAATGGTTCATCAGGGGGATGATTGCTGATGAAAGGTTTCATGAGTATATTGGAGAAAGATTGCAGGAAAAGGTGGATGTCTCAAATCTGGAAGAGGAACGGGATCAGCTGAAGGGGCAGTTGCAGCAGGTTGTCGGGGCAAAGAATAAACTGCTTGTGATGTTGGATGCTTTGGATGCTGGCGATAAGCATTATGCAAGGAAGTTCCAGGATATGCAGGACCGTCTGGATAATCTTTATGACAGGATCTCTGGTTTTGAGAATGAGATTGCCGATGTGGAGGAAAAGATTAAGGCAGCGTATGGAAGATAA